GAATCACCCATATGCAGGTATAGGCTCAGAAGTGAGAGGTGACTCCTCTTTGATGAACAGAGGTGCTGCGGCACATAGATTGGCATTCGCTCTCGGTCGATACAATGACCCGCTCAATCCATCAGATAAGTTCGTTCATACATACAAGGACCTCTATGATGACCCACAACTAGCACCTAGACCTGAGAAACATGCTGACTATCTACAATATCTAGGAGATGCTAGGAAGGTAATCGCGGACACCGAGGGTCGAAGAAACCTCATGTCTGAGGCGAATGACATACTTGAGCGGATAAACGACATCGAATCCGGTGTAGTGCCTAGTGATAGGAGAGAAGCAGACTTGCGATTACTCAGAGGTGATTTGGACAAACTCAGAATCATGGAGAGGCAGTATCAGATGAATAGGCTCGCTCCCACTGGTAGGGATGCCAGCATCAACACTAGATTCAGCAGGGAGTTCTCGGATAAACTCGAAGCAGACAAGAGAGCCACTGCCGAGTACGCTAAGGAGAAACTTCTACCCATGATACTCGAAAAGAATCCTGATGCCTTCAATACCGGCAATCCTCTCGTCGCAATGGCGAATGCCATGAGATTAGCCTATGACGCTAGTCGCGGTTTGATGGTTGATGGAAATCACGACTTGGAGACTTTCGGCTATCATGAGAAAGAGGATACTAGGGATAGCACCGAGCAGAACATGGCAAGAAGCGGAAGAGAATCACCACACAAGCAACTTGCTACTATGCTCAAAGATAATGCAGTCGAGTTGAATCCAGAGATGGATGTGGAAGAGGCCATGAAACTACTCGAGATGCCTGAACTTGGTAATGACAATCACAGAGACCAAGTCGAGCAGATGTTGGGTAAACTGGTAGGACCTACCAAAGCCGCTACATTCGGGCAGATTATGCGCTCGGGTGGTAAGTTACACACTCAGGATTTCTCAGATTACAAGAAGATAAACAAACCCATGAGAGAGCATATTGATGATTTCGAAGAGCATCCGTATTCCAGAGCGTCCATACCCTTGAACAGGGGTGTGCCTGAGTATGGAGCACTCAATCTCCTGAATCAAATGGATAGGTCAACGGGTGACATGACATCGTATGGTTTGCAGATGCATCCTCATCCCCTACCACCTAAGAAAATAGGAAAGAAAGGGCAACTATGGGAATCATCTCAGAAGACCAAAGCGTATCATCAAGCCATGTCTAACCATATCTACACCTTCGATGAAGGGCAATCAGGACCACTCGAGGAGGCTAGTGCTGGTAGTGTCACTAAATTACTACATGATAGAATGAGAGTTCCAGCAAGACCGGTTCATGAAATGGAGGGCAATGTGATTACACCTGTGTATAACTCAGGTAGAATGGACTTCGGATACTCCATGTCACCTACTGTGGGTGTCGAATATGATTCACAGGGTAACCCCATGGTAGGAGATAATATGTCTAATGAAACTCTGTTGAACTCAGTCTCGATGCCTTGGATGAACTATGTCTTCGGTAACGAATGGTCTCAAGACCTATATTCTCAACCCGGACTATCTCAGATATCAGGCTTGCAGAATAACCAGATGGCAGTTCAACCAGAAACAGGGATAGCCCCGATAGATGACCCTAATAGCATTTCTAAGTTATTCAAGGCTGACTTACCCAAAGAAGTTCCACTCATAGACCCTCTTCACAGGATATTTGAAATCAAGGATATGGAAGAGTTACGAGGTTTCACAGGCGAGTGGGTAGTATCCAAGTACTACGAGGGCCAGAGAGTCAAGGTGAAGAAGAAAGGCAACAGGTTAGATATCACAGATGAGGACGGTGAAAAAATCGGTGTCGATGACAGTATGAGAGCATCACTAAGAAAGGTATGCCAGAGGGACTATGTTATTGATGGTATGATTGTCGGTGATGATATACACATAAATGACATCTTATTGTATGATGATACTGATGTGACTGACCTTACTACAAGGGAGAGAGTCAAACTAATCAGAGGTCAGTTTGAAAGCCATGAGCCTGTTCATGTCCCTAGTCCTGAATCTATACGTGTCACGGATGAGGTTGGATTCGAGGAAGCCGTCAAAGACTTAGGAGGAGATGGACAGAAATTACTACTCAGAGATGCTAAGTCTACCTACATGAAGGGAGAAGAGAGACATCCTAAGTGGGTATTACTCGCTAAAGCGGAGGAAGACGTGCATATACCATTCGCAATGGAAATGGACAGAGGTCATTTCATCATCCATCTACCGGAGGACTTGGTGAAATATCAGATAGTAGACGATGAGCCAATTAACCCGATTGCAGCGATAGGTAGTATAACCAAGTCAGATTACTCATTGAGACTCGCTAACAGCCTAGAACCTTATTGGCGTCAAGGTTTCAAAGAACTATTGAAAGAAGAACTTGACAGGGCTGATTGGGACGAGGACGAATCCAATGAGGGAATGACTGATGAACGTGCCAAAAGAATAGAGCATCAGAGTGGTGGTATCCTCAAACCAAAGAAAGACAAGAACGTACTCCTCAAACCAAAAGACACATTGAAGGCTTTACTACTCATAGAGAAAGCATTGGAGAAACTCGAGAAAGCAGGTCACTATCCCATGAGTGGTGGTAGGGCACTAGGCATAGACGTCGGCTCTGATATAGCCAGTCCGCGTGGACCGACTTCGTTAACATCCGAACACGCAGTACCAGATTGGGACATGAAAGAGAGACCAGAGCAAGACCCAGAGAAACCATCTGATTATCCTAAGAAACCTAAAGAAAAGAAAGAAAAGGAAGAGCAGTACGACGATTTGGAAGTATGAAACCTTGCAGTTAGTTCTGCGAGCGGTATAAGTAGTATGACATACCAACTCAAGTTCAGTGGTCCTAAGTGAGCAACTCTACAAATCAGACGAGTCGATATCACTCCTCAAGGGTGGTAACGACCTCATCGTCGCTGGCTATGCCAGTGTTGAGTTGGTTGACAAGCAGGGCGATATAATAACAAGGGGGGCATTGAAGGACGCATTTCGGAAGTTTATGGAAGACCCGAAATACAGAAACGTCCAACTAGCGCACTCAAATATACAAGTAGGAGAAGTAGTTCCAAATTATACAGATGCAGAAGGGAGGTTGTGGAAGAGCGAAGTCGATGATGTCGGAATGTTTGTAGTAGTACAATTACGTAATGACATCGAGAAAGCCAAAGAAGTCTCAGCGGAAATACGCAAAGGCGGATTAAGGGGTTTCAGTATCGGCGGTCAGGCGTTCAAGAGAATGAGGAAATCAGACCCAAAAAGGGGAGATTACCAAGAAATCAGTAAACTTGAACTGCATGAGATAACAATTTGCGAAAAAGGAATTAACCCAGAAGCAACATTTAGTATATTAAAGGAAGATAAAACACAAAAAGGTGAAAAAATGACTGAAGAAAACGATGACATGATGAAGCAAATGAGCGATGTGCTCTCAAGGCTTGAAGGCAGACTCGAATCTTTGGAGGGTGACTCCATGGGTAAAGGTGAAATGCCAGCAGCATTGAAAGAGGCTATCGCTGACAAGAAAGACGACAAGAAAGACGACAAGGAAAAAGCCTACATGAAAGGCGACGACAAAGAGGACAAAGACGAAGACGACAAGAAAAAGTCCGAAGAGTTCTCTGACGTTATTTCCTCTGAATATCTTAACTGGATGGAAGACACCCTGAAAAGTGGCGGAGTCGACATCGATGGTGCACGAGCACACTTTGATGACGTGAACAAAGCAAATCTAGGTTCTACTCCAGAATCCATTGGAGACGGTGCAGACTACTTCGGTGGTCAAGTGAAAGGCCGAGCACAGGAAAACGGTAATCCTTCCACTAATGCTATTTCCCGCACAACTGGAAAAGGCGGTAAGAAAGACGTAAAGAAATCTGATTACTTGAATCCTTCATCTGTATCTGACTCAGATGTAGAAGCAGCATACGAAGTCTACAAGGCTGCTGCACTAGAACAAGAGTTCCGTGGAAGTCTTGAGAAGCAATTCGCAGACAGGTACGCATCAGAGCGCACTGAAGAAATCGCAAAGGCCGAAGCAGCAGCATACGATGCTCGCGGGCCTCTAGCAGACATACAAAAATCGATTGAAGCGCTATCCGAGAGAATCGAGAGCGTTACTTCCACTCCAGCGATTGGCGAGTCCATCCAGAAGTCGGCTGCTGCACCATCGGTGACAGTACCTTCTACTGAAGACCTCGCATCAATGTCGTGGAGTGAAGTACATAACTTGGCAACGAGGGCCTTCAATCCGGAGTAAAGAGGTGAATAAATATGGCAAGAGATTACGTACGCACAATAACAGACATGGAGCGCTATTACTATGGCGCAGGGAACGCAATGGGCTACTCATACAGTGGTAGCGAACTATTGAAGGCAGACAGCCCTATGCTGTCCACGACTGCTGGTACATACCAAGCAATCTACGGACGCAAGGTCTGGTCGCAACTGAACCAAGAGTTCAACGCTTTCAGCATACTACCAAAGAGACCTTGGGACAGGAGCGGTTGGAGAGTCATCACTGACAAGCCAAACTCTGGACTAGTACACGGTGGTGTTGCAGAAAACGCAAC